GTTGGAATATAAGCTGCTACGTTTGTGTTGGCATAACTTGCGGGTAACCCAGTTAGTTGACTACCATTACCTATTAAATATCCTGCAGTAATATTACCGCTAGTACTAATATTACTGCTACCAAAACTTGATAACAATGTTGTTACATTACTATTAGCATAGTTTAGTTGTCCGCTATATTCAGTGACACGAATCGTAGCGCGGTCACCTCCATCAACAGTTAATCCGGATCCTACAAAAATAGACCAAGTAGCCAATGTTGAACTGCCAGTTGTGTCTACGTAATTTATTGTTGGAAGATTAGTATGCTCGTTTGCTGTATTGTAGTAGAACGATCCGGTAGCTACGGTAGATCCGTTCTTTTGCAAATACCAATTTCTTGTTGCTCCACTAGCCCCAGAGAATGCGGTAATACTTGCAGATACAAGTAATTGACCACCTGACCCTGTATAAGATGCCGACCATTGCGTTACAGTTGCGTTAGTATAGCTAGTTGAAGGTGCTACCGCATTTACTATTAATACTTCATTGATTGCACCAATACCTCCACCACCTGATGGTGCACTGGCAAACACACCGTTACCATACAGGATGTTGCTTGCGTTACCGTCTTTGTTTAATAATGCTAGATTACCTAATCCTGATACGTTGGCAGCAGCCACACTGTTTGCAACAGTTGCATATGCCACCGGACCTGAAACGTTACTTCCACTTACACTATTCGCAGAATCAGCAACAGAAGAACGTGTTGCAAATGATATTGTACCTGTAATATTTGCTGCCGCTACATGGTATGCATTGCCTGCATTTAATGCATATGTTGCATTAGCTACAGTTCCGGTTACATTAGCACCACTGATACTTGTTAATTGACTGCCGTTACCAGTAAAGTTTCCAGCAATAACATTACCTGCAGTTACATTACCTGTAGTCGTTACGTTACTTGAACCTGATACCAATGGTAGAGGATCACCGTTCGCTAGATAATAGTTGTCAGTGTATATATTTGCGGCTCTCAAATTAGCAGTTAATGTTACCGATGAAAATCCATTGAGACTTGGAGCAGGACTTGCAGTACCAGATACATTAATGTTTCCGGGTACTGAAAGATTACCGTCTACTCCGAATACCCAGTTATGTGAGTTAGTTGCTATGTTGACTGGGTTAGGTGAACCAGCTACATAGTCTGGACTTTGGAATGTGAATGGATATGATCCTATGCCATAATGATCCACTTCAATTGTATATTGTTGCCCGTAGTTGTTAGCGGCTATAATATTAGTAACAACGTTATCAGAAGAAGTGATAGTCCAACCTACCATTGCGTCAGGTTGACCAACACACCATGGAGTCCAGATTTGATTGACGAAACTAGAGGCGCCGGCGTCCCATGTAACGTATGTTTGGTCTCCACCGCTACCATCAGCCGCACTTTGAAGCTCGATAAAGTCATCAGTAACTATTATATGATATCCAACTTGCGGTGTACCTTGAGCAACGATACTATTAGTTGGTGGTAAATTCAAATTACCATTAGAATCAAAACGCCATGTATTACGAGCACCATTGAAGTCTGTTACAATGTCGAATGGGTCTGTGCTATTAGTTCCTACACGAGCACCATCATATACATCATCAAGACTACCATATTGTACGTCAAGATTTAAGAAAGCACCATCAGTTTTAATTCTACTATAGCTTGTTTGACCAACAGCTGGTCCTGGTAGTATCAATGAACCTTCGTTGCTGAATACCCAAGATGTTGCATTACCATCTCTGTTAGCAGTTAATGTTACACTTGTAGTTGAACTTAATCCAGGCGAACCAGTAGCAGTAGCATCACCTACTACAATATTGCCATTAGTTGCACCAACTTTAACGCTACCCTGAGTACTTAAATTACCACTATTGTCAAAGATCCAATTCTTTGAGCCACCGGCTCTGAATGTGATGTTGGATCCTGTAGTAAAGAATCCAGTGCCACTAGTTGTTCTTAAATCAATGTTAGGAGTTGTTTGGTCAAGGTTGAAGTTAGTCGCACTACCACTATCTTTTACACCAAACGATCCATCACTATTCAATACAAATGTTTGTGTAGTATTAGTTAATTTAGATGTAACTATGTCTGTTAATTGACTACCATTACCAATAATGTAGTTTCCCGTAATGTTACCATTTACATTAAGTGAGTTGACATTATTAACGTGTTGATTTCTAAAATCTGCGTTGGCTCCATCTAATTGTAGTGACAATATATTTTGAGCATATAGTCCCACAGAGCCACTGGTCACTTCGATACCACTTACATTATTAACCAACAGGTTCATAGTATCAGTTGAATTTATAACAAGACCTGTATTACCTTGAATTGAACTAGTAACTAATGTATTTGATAACAATACATTGTTTGCAGAAATATTACCAGTGTAAGTTGGTAGATAACTTGCAACATTGCTATTTGAATAAGAACTACCCTGAATATTACCTGTAGTTAATACACTACCGTCTTCAAATGTAATTGAGTTTGCATTTAAATCAGGATTAGGTGCAATCTGTGGGTTCATATCAACCCACTGTTGATTATACATTACAAATGCACGACCTTCATTACTATCAAACCAAATTTTACCATCAACTAGATTACCTGGATTCGTTTCGCTAATGATTGCTTCGTATCCAAGATAAGCTGTTTCTTGTACTGTAGTGTCAGGGAATATAATACTTGCTGCCTGGTCTGTCATAATCAAACCATTTTGAGAAACTACCCATCCGCCTGTATTATAATCATGACCAAAATCATAATTTGCAATATTGTCACCAACAAACAAACTACCGTCAAGTGCAATACTCATGTTGTTAGAACCAACAGTACTGAATGTCATCAATGCATTGTTAGAACTATCACTGTTAACAAAACCACCTACCACATTAGGTGTAACATCAAATGGCCCAGTCCAAACATCATGGGTTCCGCCTTGTGCTAAGGTGATTGGTGTATTGCCCAAAGTCAAGAATGATTCTAGTGAGTTTGGGTATTTCCAAATCAAATTACCACTACCATTAGTTGTTAATACTTGACCTGATGCACCGCCTGTCATTTGTAATTGCGATACATCTAAATTAACATTACCACCTACGGATATAGTTAAATTACTTGTAGTTACATTGCTAGTAATGATATCATGCACATAAGCACCGCCTGAAAGGTGCATATTATTGCCAGTAATATTTCCAGTATGTGTTGGTAAGAACGATGCAACGTTGCTGTTGCTATACTGCAATTGTGCTTGATTTTGCCAACTTAAATTACCATTGCCGTCGGTTGTTAGTATTTGTCCACTAAGTCCACCTGCAACTTTTAAGTTGTATAAATTAGTTGTGATACGTCCATTGATATATCCACCTAATAAAATATTGCCGGCAATACTCAATGTCTTTGTGTTTAAGTTATATACAAAACTTCTGTCACCACCAAAACTACCACCTACATTAAATTGAACCATACCAACGTTGCCGCCTGGTTCATTAATAATCTCTGCTTTTTTGTCAATGTATGTAGTGTCAATTAGTTGTCCAACAACACCTGTATTGTTAGGCGATCTATTGATTACCTGTTTAGTACCAAATGCAGGATCTTGTGTTGTGTCAACTGTTGGTGGTTTAATAAGTGCCATAATCTTCCTTAAGGTCTAAGCGTTGGTGGAATACCGTTTCGTTTAATCTTCCAACCAAACTTCTTAGCTTGCTTCTTCATTGTATTTGGGTGTACGTCTACACTCAATGCTCGTTCCCAACGAGGGTCATTCTTTTGACTTTCGCTTGGAATATATCCTGAACATTCAGGTAAACTCAATCTTTTATCATGCAAATCTTGCAATCTATCATATAACTTAGCAATGATTCCCTTGCTACGCAATGCTTTATATGCTAGGTTCTCAGGACCAAACTCACCGTTCATGTCTAATCCTGCTTGACGATAACGTTTGATCGTGTGCAAAATATGCTGAATTTTTGACGCATTATGTGACTTATAGGCAAATTCTGCTAGTTTGTAAAGTTTATCAAATTTCAGTTTAGTAGCATATTGGTCAAAGTTTGCTCTGCGTTTTCTTGGTAATTTGATCCACTTGTCATTTAATACGCTGTATTCACCTAAGCTAATGACAGGTTGATTTATATCTTGTACATATAATTCTACAGGAAATCCACCTATTGTGATATCATGTGTGTCATTATATACAACTTTTTTAGCGTCAAACAATTCACGATAAATGTCGTCATCTTTAAATTGATTGAAGTCTACTAAGATATGCAAATCAATATCTGAATGTTTAGTGTATGTGAAAGCCGCACTTGAACCACTTACTGTAATATCTTGAATGTCTAGACCCTTAATACCCAAGTGGTCAATAAAGTCTTCTGCAATATTAAGTAATTGCACTTTTACATCATCTTTCATGTGGTCGCCGTTAAATAAGGCTGGATTTAATTCATCATGGAAGTGAATAGCATCTGAAAGTCTAAATTCGTCAAATTCTCGTAGATTCATATTTATATTTATCAAAAAAGGGCTGACCCAGTTTCCTGAGCCAGCCCTGTATTGGAAAGAAGATTGATTACTTCTTGCTTGCTGCTTTAGCTTTTGGTGCTGTTTTGACAGGAGCTTTAGCTACTGTCTTTGCAACTGTTTTAGTAGCAGTTTTAGCTGCAGGTTTTGCAACTGTTTTCACTACCGGTGTTTCTGGTAGCTGTGCTGCTTGTTGAGCTTTGTTTGCTTGCTCTTGTGCATACATTGGACCAATTGTGTCCATCAAGTGTTGTTGATTTTCCATACAGAAAACATAACTACCACTGTGACGCAATAGTACACGTTTGTCAACCCAAATCTTACCACCGATATCACGCCAGTTTTCACAGAATGTCCAGTCTTCACTGTAGTAACGACCTTGACGTACTGCTGTATCAAAGTATGTTTTCAAGTGTTGGTCATATTTTGGATCAAGACCGATATCGTTCTTGTATGGTTTAACTGCTGGATGTGATTTCATTTTTTCAAATACATGTTTCTTCATTAACAAGAAACCTGTACCTGCTTTACTTACTTCTTGCAAGCCATCAGGTCCTTCTTCTGCACCTTCAAATCCATTAACAACCCACTTGATTGGCATTGTTTTCATTGGGTATAGTCCGCCGATAACGTCAACGTCACGGTTAATTAACACTAACAAGTGCCATGGTTCCCAACCAATGTCAGCGTCAACAAAGAACAAGTGTGTTGAATCTTGTTGGTCTAAGAATTTTGCAGTTAGTGTGTTACGAGCACGACTGATAAGTGATTCGTTGACCATTGTTTCCAATGTCCAATCAATACCCAATTGACGAGCAGTATTTGCCCACTTGATGAATGACATGAATGTAGATTCAGTCAACATACCACCATAACATGGCATAGCGATATGTACTTTGGTTGTGCGTAGATAATCTACGTTAACTTGAACTTGACCATCTGCGGGTTTTTGTTCTTGTTGTGCTTGTTCAGCAATTTCTTGTACCTTTTCGATTGGTACTGTTTTTGCTTCTGATTTAGTTTTCTTTGTTGCCATAAGGTCCTCTTTAAAGATAAAGATATTTACACAATAAAGAGGGGGTGAAATTATTTTTCGTCTAAATAATCTTCAGACAATGCACCGCTTGCAGCCAAGGTGCCGCCGACGCCAATTGTTCCAGCAATCAATCCAGCTTGTACACTGTCTTTTACACTAAACCCATTGACAATGTAACCCAAAAAATTACCCAATGTAGGCAATAATGCTTCTATTAGTAATGTTGCTTGTGTTGGACTAAGTCCCATATTATGACTAAATTGCATTGATACTCTAGCAATAATAGAGAAGGTAAATCCAAATATTGCTGCCATTGTTTTTGGATTACTTCTATTGAACTTAACAACTTTACTCAAAAAGGATTTCGTAACATGTGTAAGTTTTGGATCATTGATTTTTTCTAATTTAGCATCAATTGCTTTTTCAATAACTGATGGGTCATGCCTTTTAATTTTATCAGCATCATTACCCATAGCAATTAATTGACTACCCATAGATTGAAAGACATTTGAGCTTTTTTGTTCGTCTGCTTCTTCCGCTACACTTTGTGGTACTGCCAATAACTGTTCAGCATCATATCCTGCCAACTCACCGACATTGTGAATCTCAAACGGCTCTTCATCCATTTCGTGGAACGCAAATATTCTATCTCCATGGGCAAGTCTGCGTTCAGCATCCATAACAGATACTACTCTTTCGCCAACATGTTCTAAGTCTGGCATGTTCTTGCCTTCTGCTACACCTTGACCTAACTTAGTTAAATCCGATGTTTTAACATTTTGAGTTAGTGCTCTATTCTTAAATGTTATCCTAGCAACTTTTCTGTCTTTAGATAACTCAACAACTTGTGCAGTTTCACCAAAATACTTGACCATATCGCCCTTATTGATAGGTTTTATAGATACATTACCTAATTCAACCTTTGTATCACCAGCGAAATTTCCTTGTGGACCCCAAACTTCATCATTGCTTTCTGCTACACCTTGCTCCCAAACTTTAGAGCCAGCGCCTTTATTCTTGTCCCAAAAATGTTTACCGTCATCTGTTTGGTGTTGACTACGATTGATTCTAAAGCCTTTTGCTTTGAGCATATCATACACTGTTTGAGCGATGCCTTGCCCTCTGAATTCAGGACTTACAGACATATCCTGTGCTTCAAGATCATCGCCGATCATATCAAATGTAAAGCCTGCCACTTGTTTTTCTCCCAATGTAACATCAACATAAAGTTCTTCACCTGCTGTTTCTATGTTGAATTTCATCTTGGGTTTGATGAATTTGTCCAATACACCTTCCGCTACATCTTGTTGTGGCTTGTCAATATCAGCTAACTTAGCACGAATCATACCAATCAACTTGTTATGTGTACCTGATAAAGCACGATGCTTCTCAATGTAATCTAAGATGTGATTAGTCTCAGTTGCATATTTGTGTCTCCATTCAGGAGTCTTAGCAGTAGTGATATCTTTCACATTATCTAATCTATCAGCAAGTTTGATAACTAGTGCATAGCTACTCATTGCAGCCATTTTGTGTGCTAGATATTGAGCCTTACCCATCTTTTTAATTTGTTCTGGATCGCTTGTAAGTTCCATTACAAGACTAGCAACTAATCCGCCAAACAAATCGTGTAAGATTTCTTGTGTTGTGTCAGTATCTTCAATTGTATCATGTAAGTATGCTGCACTAATTAATGCATCTAGGTTATGTGATTTTTTAAATTGCTTGATATGATTAGCTACACGAACTGGGTGACTGATATATGGATCACCACCTGAACGAGTTTGCCCAGCATGTGCTTTAGTTGCATATTGTAATGCTTCTTCTGAACCTTCATCAAACTGACTGGTGCTCACTGTATATTGTGAGGGGTCAGCAGGACGAACTTCGACATCATCCATGTGAATGTCAATATTCTTTTTAACTTTCAATGCATGTAATAGTTTCTCAACCAAATCATACGGAATGCTTTTTGCTAACTTATGACGATTGCCATTAGGTGAAACATAATATACATTAACTAGTGACTTTGGATTAAAGATACGTGTTTCTTCTAAACTATCTTTGTATTCTTTGAGCATGTTGAATATTTTTGTTTTTTGCTCTGGTGATGCTTCACTAAGTAATGGTTTTACTTTTTCAACAAACTCTTTAATTTTCTTTTTCTTAGCAACTGAACCCATCAATCGTGCTTCAGCTTTATGCATCAAATCCATGACTTCTTTATCACCTAGTGCATCAGGCATAGCATCACGCCATACTTTGAATTTTTGTTTTTCACTTGCTTCTGGGTGCAATAGTATCTCACGCATTGGTGTGGCACGTGGACCTTCTAAATTAGCACTACTATCACCTGTTTCTTGTCTACTGATAACTTTTAGTTTTTTCAAACCCATTGATTTATAGATAGGTACACCTTCTTTGTTTGGTTTCTCTAAGTATTTGAATGCTTCTTTTTGATCTGCACCAACAACTAATACTACACCTTGATATCCATCTTCTGCCAACTCTGTTAATGCTTGATTCAAGTTACCTTGTGGTTGAAAAATCTTAGCATTTTGCGGGAATACTTTTTGATAGATTTTTACTTTTTCTTCTGGAAATAAAGGATCATCTTTACCAACGGTTTTGCTGATAAAGAAATACGGGTCTGCACCCATTAATTGTGCTTTAGTAATGACTGAACTAGCCAAGTACATGTGACCTTTGTGTCCCATGCCACGGCCCCATCCTACTACTGCAACTCTTTTATTTCCTGTACGTTGTATCATAATTTTCTCGGTGACCAATTACCTTGGTCAATCATCTTAACAAATTGATCTGGGATATCATTCTTAAACTTAGCACCTGGGTGTGCTTGTGCATACCCTTCAGGTTTAGTTTGCTTAATGCCACCATGTAAGCCTTGACTAAGAATATTTATTATCTTTTGTTTTTCGTTACCTAATGCTTCAACAGCACCAAGTGTTGCCTTCAATCCTTGCTGGTCTTGTAACATTACTAATGATTGTCCTGCACTTAAATTAGCCTGTGCCCATGTTGGAAAGTCTTTTAGTAATCCCTTGATACGCAAATGTTGGTTCAAGTATGTGTATAATATGCCACCTGGTTTACTAACACCTTTCTTAGGAGCTAGATAATTATCAATTAACTGTGCATTCTTTTGAATGAATTGACTTAATTTCTGTAACCCTGCATCATCGGCACTAACTGGTTCTTCAACATATGTTGTACCTTGCACTAATATACCCGGTTGGCTTAGTTTTTCAATTCCAGGATAACGTGTCTCATCACTATCCATTGTAGGATAATAACCTGTTGCGGCTACCATCATTTTAGCATGTTGAATCTTCTGACCTAACTTACTATCTACTGGTACATGAAATGATGTGATGTTTGGTGTAAAGTCATATGTGTTCATTTCTTTGTTGAACACTGGCATTGCTGACTCACCGTCAGGTTTAGTGCCTGGATAGAACAACAACCCACCTTCGATGTATCCTTTTTCAGGACTAATCTTTTCAAACATAGGCCATAATTGTGCCAATTGTCTAGCAAAGCCAGCACGACCTGAACTATCATCAGATCCTGTACCCATTACAAACTTCATCACATCTTCTGGGCTGTTGGGTAATGTAGGTGCTCCACTCTTAGTTTGCATTTGACCACGTTTGATATATGCCCATGCATTCTTAGGAATCATTCTGAATGTTCCCTTTTCATCACGACCCCAATATACAACAGGCATGCCATCCCATTTCAATTCAATGTGACCGCCTTCTTGTCCCATATGGTACATACGTTCAATGGCATGCATACCACCTCTAGAACCATGACTTAGTACTAAGTCTTCAATGTGTTGATACTTACGTCCAATACTAGGTGCTGCGGCTTCTGTTATAAATTCTTTGATTTTCATTTCAACATATCCAATGTATTACGGAACCATTCTTGTACAGTTGGAGTACCAAAATATTTCTCTTTGATTGCGTTGTACTTGTCAGGATATTGTTGCAATGCTTTCATCATCTTTGTTGGATTACCCATATCATCTGCGCTTGCTGTGGGTCCAATGATGATTTTAGCAATTTGATCCTTGTTGTTAGTTACTAGTTCTTTAGTCGCTCTATCAACTAGTCCCTTATAAGGACTCATCATTAAGCTAGGATGACCTTCAACATGACTCATGTTGGCTAAATCTGCCCACATCGCATGTAATGTTCCACCTTTCATAGTTGGATCAGTGTAATCGTGAGTATGTAATGGCTGTGCCGCGTTAGCGTTTTCAACTGCCATCAAGTCAACTTGAACAATCTCGTTACCTACTCCAGTTGGTACACCAACGTGAACGCTTACACCAGTACGTGCGGCAAATAAGCCTTTGTCTTTTAGATAATCTTCTAATGCTTTACGACTTAGTTTTAATTCTTTTGCAGGGAAAACTGTCATTAGTTCACCGGCATCAATCAACGCATCAATGTCAGAACTAATTTCTTTATGTCCTGCGCTACCGATAGGATATAGATGTATTCCTTTAGGTAAAATACTCTGTAGGTTTGCAACAGCCCTAGGAAAGTTTTCTTTCTTAATTGCTACTGCGTTGGGTACAACATTTCCACCTTCAAACAATTTCATATTAATAACTAACCTTAATATTTTGAATAACACCAATCGTAAAGCCGGTTATTTTAGCTCTCATGTAAACAAAGTTACCTTGAATGTTAGTAAAACTTGATTGGCTAATTGTAGAACAACTTAAATTGTATACAGTAAACCAATCACTTTCAGATGGATTTTCTGTTAGTGTAGCTTGTATTGAAATTAGTGCTGTTACATTTGTCAATGTCCAAGAGACAGTCTGCCAGTCTTTATTACCCATGTAATAAGATGCTGCCTGTTGTTGCGTACCCGTGATCGTTCCGGATACTACGCTACTGTCTCCGTAAGAAACTTGCGGCAACAAAAGTAATGTAGTTGCTTGTGCCATTATGCTCGTTCCACTTCTACAATGACGGAATCACCCAATAATTCTTGGGCGACTTGTTCTAATGCTTGTTGGGTGTCTTGTGGAATCAGATTCTCATCCGCTCCCTCTTTTACTAGTTTGCTGACTTTAACAACTAGTACGTTCTCAATAATCTTTGCCATGGTAAATACTCCATTAATAGAGTATTTATCATGCTCAGACGATATCGGCTCGCTTTTCCAATTTGTACTTTCTACCCAGCATACCGTCATACATTAGTGCCAAATAGCTAAGATAACTCTCGTCATTATAGTCAATAAAGTAACTGCTAGACATGTAACGGAAATTCCAGTACCATTGACTATCTTCTTTCTGATCTAACCACATTTTAAGAGCAGGACTTGGTCTCAATTGTGTGTTAGTAGTTAAGATTTTCTTCAATCCATCTTTGAAGTCTTCTGGGATTCGTTTGCTTTTGAAATAAATTCTATACTTGTGTTTAGGTTCATTTGCAAAAGTTTTGACCCCCGAATACCCGGTAGTGATAACCTCAGTAAAGTCAACACACGCATCTGTTAAGTTATCAAAATTATCATGCAGTGATTGTAGGTCATTGCTGAATATAGAGATAGTATCATATTCCCCGCGAACTTTGCTAGCCTTGTTCTTTTTACTGTCAATTCTATACTGCAATACTTTTTTGATGCTAGGTAAGTGTTGAGTGAGAATGTCTCTCTCATCCTTATCAAACCTAGAGAATTTTTTACTATTCTTAGGGTATAATAATACTTGTTCAAAATCATCTGGTGTATAGTATTGTGCCTTACGAAAGTGAGGTATCGTGATCCTGCAACGGTACTGATATTGACTATAGTACAACTCGTCACGGTACTCTTGCAGGTCAACGCCCGGTGAATTAGTTGCTGATTTTAATAATGCCATCTTCGCCTACTTCTGCAATCATTTTTTGATGTACTTCAAAATCAACTTTACCGTCATTCATCACTACAGTAATATTTGCACTTCTAATACGTTCAAAAAGAATCTTCTTACTCAATGGAACACGAATTAGTTCATCAATTTTACGTGCAAGAGGACGTGCGCCCATCTTACTATCGTAGCCCTGTTCTGCTAAGTAATCAATGACTGGTTCACTTAATGCCATTGAAATGTCGTGCGTATCTTTCAGTGACTTTTTCAAGTCATCAGTAAATTTAACTACAATCTTCTTGATAGCAAGGCTGTCAAGTTTGTTGAACTTGCAAATCAAGTCAATGCGATTGCGAAACTCTGGTTTAAAGAATTCTTTCAATGCTTTATCATCTTCACCTGTACGCTCTGTGTTACCAAAACCAATAACTGATTTCTCGCTATCAGCACTACCCAAGTTACTTGTCATAATAACAATACAGTTTTTAGCATTGACTTCTTTACCATTTGAACCAGTAATTTTACCTTCATCAAGCAATTGCAAAAAGATGTTGAAGATATCTGGATGAGCTTTTTCAACTTCATCAAATAACAAAATACTATGCGGGTTCTTACTCAAATCATTGATTAGTCGTCCGCCACCTAAGTTACCTTCACCGAAGCCAATATAGCCAGGGGGTGCGCCAATCAAACTACTTACACTAAACTTCTCACCATATTCACTCATATCATATTTGAGTAATGGCATATCTAAGTTTTTGCTCAATAACCGTGCTAGTTCAGTTTTACCTGTACCAGTTGGGCCCAAGAACAGGAAACTTGCCATTGGTTTAGTCGTATTACCAATACCTGCAAAGCTAACATAGACACGATCTAGTACTTGGTCAACTGTTTCTGATTGTCCATACAACTTATCTTTGATGTTTGTATCTAAGTTTTGGATACGTTCATAGTTATTGTCTTTAAGTTTATCTGCGGGAACTCCTGCGATACGTTCAACTTGGTCAAAAATCAAGTCTTTAGTAATGACTGCACCTTCATTACCAGCGACACGTTGTTTGGCACATGCAGCGTCTAACAAGTCAATACTCTTGTCTGGGTTCTTACGGTCATGAATATAGCGAGTGGAACAATCAACTGCTGCTGTAATTGCTTCATCAGTGATTTTAACATTATGGAAGTCGTCCAATCGTTCACTCAATCCACTTAGAATGCGAATAGTTGAATCATAACTTGGCTCATCAACTGAAACTTTGTAGAAACGGCGCATCAACGCACGATCCTTCTCAAAACTTTCGTAGAATTCTTCCCATGTTGTACTAGCAATAACTTTCAAGTTACCTTTAGTAATTGCTGGTTTAATCATGTTAGCAAAGTCTGGACCACTTTGACTGCTTGATCCTGCACCACGCATGGTATGTGCTTCGTCAATAAACAAAATTGCTTTCTTTTTAGTAGTTAGTGCGTCAATGATTGCTTTGACCTTTTCTTCAAAGTCACCGCGATATTTACTACCTGCAACCAATGAACCAACTTCTAAACTGTAAACATCATGTCCAACTAAGAATTCAGGAACATCGCCTAATGCAATTTGTTGTGCGATACCTTCAACAATAGCAGTTTTACCGACACCAGGATCACCCACCATCAATACGTTACTCTTGAATCGTTTTGCTAATACATTAACAATATCATCAACTTCTTTACTACGACCGATCATTGGTTCAAGTTTACCATTTCTAGCAAGATTAGTTAGATTGGTTGTGTATTCTTCTAGAATTTCGTCTGCTTGTTCGTCACTGAGTTTAACAATTGCATTTTCACCTTTATAAGTTTTCTGCCAGAATGGAACAAATTCTGGTTTGTTGATACCATATTTCAACAAGAAATAGTGTGCGTGACTATTTCCTTCTGCTGCAATGCTTAGATACAAATCAATGGTTGTAACTTGTTTACGACCAGTAAACAAAACCTGCGTGACTGAACGGTTCATAACTCGTTCTAAAACATTTGTTTTGCGAGGTTGAACTGTTTCTCCGGGTTGAAGGTTCATTCTGATGGCATGTAAACTATCAACATATTGTGTCACTTCCTTAATCATTAAGTTAGTATCAATGCCATAGCTCTCTAAACATTTTTTAAATGGAGAATGCGTGATTAATGACAACAATAAATGTTCTACAGTGCAATATTCGTGATTGCGATCTTTTGCAAAGCCAATTGCATGTTCAATAATTGACTCAATTTCTGGTGAATGCACGGTTGTTTTCCTTAGTTACGATATTGCGTGATTGCATCTTTAATGCGTGAATCTATTGTAGCAGGGATAAATGGTTTCATCAATATCATTTGGTCACCAAATCCGTTATTAATCGGTAAACCCTTGCCTGCTAAACGTAGTTGTGATCCAGGTTGTGTATTGGGTGGAATGGTTACTTCAACTTTATCACCCGAAACTGTAGTAAAATCAAACTTACCACCAACGATCAAATCCAAAACATTTACATCCTGCACTGAATGCAGGTGCGGACCATTACGTTGATACTTGGCATTGGGGTATACTCTGAACTCTACGATTAGTATACCATCTTTGATGAGGTTATCATAACGCATTGTTTGTCCATCATCAACACCACGCGGAATATCAATCTTAATTGGATTAGATTGTCCCTGCATCTGTAATAGTTGTTCGCCACCATTGTATACCTGTTCTATGCTTACCCAAACAACTGTGCGATAGCTGGGTTGGTGTGGACGACCACGTTGTCCCGGATGACCAAACATCTGGCTAAAGATATCATCCATACCAAATCCACCCATTTGGAAACTAAATCCACCGGGGAATCCTTGTTGGAATCCACCGGGCATTTGCCCGTTACCGAATGGATTTGGATTATCGTATTGTTGTCGTTTTTGTGGATCAGAGAGGGTTTCGTATGCCTCTTGAACTTTTTGAAACTGGGCAGTATCACCACCCTTGTCTGGGTGGTGAATGCCAGCCATTCTACGATATGCTTTTTTAATGTCTTCAGGGGTAGCATTGTTAGCTACCCCGAGGGTTTGATAATAGTCACTCATAATATTATTAGTATAGCACGTTAGGTGCTATTCGTCAATATTTATGAAGCTACGCCGGCAACCTTTTCTTTTGTGCGACCATAAGCTGCGATACCTAGAACTGCACCCATTGCAATGTGATACAATCCTGCACCTTGCAGTGTCAATGGTTGCCATTGACTAGTTACATTACCGTGTGTCATTGCTTGTAATACTGACCATAAGATTGGGAACAATACAAAGTCGCAAGTGCATGTCAACATGTAGATCCAACCCATCATTGGGCGCATCTTTTTGTTGATCCAGTCAGTGGCATCTTTGTCTAGCTTGACTGTAGATTCTCCACCTTCACTCATTGCGCCGCCGCCTGACTTCAATGATTCTCCTTGATTTTGAACTGATTGGAAAGAACTTTGTTGCATTCCACCACTCATCCCGCCTGACGCGCCGAAACCTGTTGATCCAGTTGAAGCTGCTCCAAATCCAGTTGAAGCTCCGAAACCGCCTGCTGTTGCTGACGTTGATGCTCCGAAAGAGTTGGACGTTGTTGAACCGAAACTTGAGGAGCTGCCAAAGCCTCCTGCTGAACTTGTACTTGTTGTTGATCCGAATCCACTTGAAGACCCTCCGAATGAACTTGTGCTTGCTGCTGTAGATGCAGCTGGTGTTGTTGAGCCGAATGCACTTCCTGATGGGAATGCACTAACTGTAGGATCACTTGCTAATGCATCATGGTGATCGTCACTCTTTGCTATCGCATTGTCAGTTGTACCTGATTTCTGTGCTAGTAATGTTGCCATTTTATAATCCTGCCTTTGCTAAGTAATCTTGTAATATACTGTCTTTTTTACCATTGTATTTTTTTGGTAATTCTAATCCTGCTTGAATACGCATTTCACTTAATTCACTATCTTTTTCTGTTTCGGTGTCTTCTGAATCTTCTTCAGGAAACTGTTCACGATACAAGTGTGGGCTTTGAATAATGTGAGGTCCTATTTCTTCTTCAACTGCTGCATATTCTTTATCATCAATTTCAATAGTCCATTCTTCACTATCTAAATCAGTTAGTGTTTCTAAATCTTCAATTAGTTCAACGATTCTTCCAGGTGCGTTTGTTCTACGATTAATTTCAACAAACACTAGATATTTACCTGGACTAACTTCTCCGTCACTTACTTGTGCATCTACAATCCAATCATAGCCATGATAGAACCAATCTACCAAATCTTCTGCTGCTTGTTTACTTTTCAATGTAAATGCCAATGTAATTAGATTAGCATCACTACCTGATTTAGCAGAGTATTCATCTATTGTTAAC